CCACGACTGCCGCGACGACGCACCACGCGCCCGCTCCCCGTCCAAATCCTCGACGCCGAAAAGAATGCGCGGACCAGAGTTCATATCCACCGGCCACGTGTCCGACACGGTGCAGTCCATCGACGCCGTGCACAGCGCGATCAGAGAGTCGATCAGGTCAGGGACAACGGATGTGCGGCTCATCCGAACCCCAGCGACGCCAGCTCATGCCCGTCCATCAGTTCCTCGGCCTGCTTCGGCACCAGGAACCCCACCGGCGTCTGAGACGGACCGGGGCGCAGCCGGGACAGCCACCACTGCTGGCCGATCAGCTTGGCCGCGTCAGCCGCCCACCGGGGAGCCGTCGCGGCACCCGCCGAGTAGGTGACCATCAGATCCTCAGCGATCCATCCACCGTTGCGGCGGAACAGCACCTGACCGGAGAAGTCGAAGTCGGTCTTCGTCAGGGCCGTGCCGCCGACGTAGGTCACAATCGAGGTCAGCGACGCCGGGCGGGCAGCCAGCGTCAGCCGGTAGGCGCCGCCGTGGACGTGCTCCACTATCGACGTCGTGACCTGGGGACCACATCGGGCGTCCACCATGTCACAGCCGGTCGCGATCGCATCCGCCAGGCCGGCCCGGTCGGCCGGGTTGTTGTTGCGGCAGAAGTTGGCGAACGCGTCCAGATCAACCCATGCGGTCATTCGGCCATCCCTTCGCTCAACGTGCGCACCGCCTCGAACTGCCGTTCGTCCAGCCAGTATCGGCGGCGGTGGGACAGGATCGCGCCCGTGTGGGCCACGATCGGGAAGCCGAGCGCACGGATGCGCCGGCAGAAGTACAGATCTTCACCAAGCCAGCGGCCACCCACCGGCAGATCGCGGAACCAGCACCAGTCGCGACCCTCATGGCCGTCGGAGGCGTCACGGATCGCGGCGAGCACGCGCCGATGGATCAGGATGGCGCCCGTCCCCGCGGCGTCCACGTCGATGAGTTGGTCGGGCGGATAGTCCAACACCGGGTCGACCGCCACCGCGTCCTCGCCGCGGCGGTACAAGTGCGGGATCGGCTGCGGAATCAGACCGCCCGGCCACGTCCCGAAGTACAGGCCGGCGACGACCGGCCGGGCGTCTACGTCGGCGGCAGCGACGAGTTTGTCGAACGATGCGACCGGCAGTTGCTCGTCGGAGTCGATCATGAGCAGCCATGCCGCCCGGGTCGAGTCCAGGAAGTGCTTCACGATCTCGTTGCGTTGACGGGACAGCAGCCCGCCCTCCACGCGAATGATGCCGTCGATGCGCTTATTTCGCTGCGCCATGAGTTCGAGCAGGGAGGCACAGAACTGGCCGTCCACCTGCCCGGGGTCGGGCCATGAGACCGTTACCCGGTCATTGGCCCTCACCGGCGCACCATGCCGTCCTCAGTGCCTGCGGGCGGCATGGTGGCACCTCGGGACTCGGCGGCCTCGCGGCGCCGCTGGGCGGCGTCCTCGCGCTCGTGGCGGGCGTTCTCGTCGGTGCGATTCTCGGTCATGCTGGGTTCCCTTCCACTCTGGGGACGTGCTGGGGTGCGAGCGCCCCGGGGTCGAGTGGGACCCCGGGGCGCAACGCCAGACCGCCCTGATCAGGGGCGGACATTTAGACTCAGGCGAACGCCGGAGCGGTCAGGCCGGTGCCGTTGATCACCTGGATGGACGCCGCGTGACGGTGCGGGATGAACGCCGAGAACCCGAGGACCCGGTACAGGATCGAGTTCTGGTCGGCGTAGGTCGCGTCGAAACTCGCCGTCTCGATCGCCGACTCGTACAGCCACAGGTCGTCGCGCTTCAGCACGAACACGACGTCCTGGTTGGTGGCCGCCCCGATGTTGGTCGGGATGTTCGGATCGACGAACACCGGCAGGCCGAGCAGCTCGCCCGCCCGACCCTCCGCCGCGGGCGCCCCCGTGACGGCCGCCTGGTTGAACGCCGGGCCGTTGGGCACGACGAGCGGGCGGTTCGCCGTGTCGAGCGCGCCGAGAATCCACGACCAGCGCCGCGGGTGCATCACGATCACGTCGGCGGGCGCCATGCGCGTCCCGGCCATCGCCGCCTGAGCCGAGAGCACCTTCATGTAGAAGCTGTTGACGGCCGTGGCGGACACGACCGCGGGCTGCGTGGTCGTGTAGGTGACGGTCGTGCCGGCGGTGATGAGGCCGCGGAGCTGACCGTTCGCGGCCGAGCCGCTGATCACCTGCGTGTCGAGCGCGACCGCGTAGGCGGCGGCCAGATCGGCCAGGATCACCGAGTCGAGCGAGATCCCCGACTGGCGCAGGAGCGCAATCGGGAGGGTCTGCTTTCCGGTGATCTCGGCGATCCCCGAAGAGACCGACGTGGTGGTGATCGTGCCCTCGGTGATGGCCGTGTTCTGCGTCTGCGTGACTCCCACGGTCGACCCGGCGGTGATCTTCGGCAGGTTGATCGACGCGACGCCACCCGGCAGGGTCTCGCCGCGCATCAGGTCGGCGGTGACGCGGGACGCGCGGGCCAGGCCCACGAAGTCGTCGATCAGCCACAGGGGCGGCGCGAACTCGCCACCGGAGCCGGCTGCGGACGTGCCCGCGCGGGTCTCCTGCGACGCGGACAGCCGGCCGCGGGCCTTGTCGTCGCCGCGCGAGCTTTTGAACAGGTCGCGGAAGTACGAGACCTCAGTGTCGCCCTTGCGGTAGACCGGGTTGGATTCGGCGCCCACCTGGACGCCGGAGCGCTCCGAGCCGACCGGGTGCGACTGAGCAGACAGCCGCTCGATGGCGGCGTCAGCCTCGGCCTCGGCCTCCAGCTTGGTGATGCGCTCGCTGATCGCCTGAATCTCGGCGTTCGCGGCGGACCGCTGCCCGATCAGGTCGGCCTCGCGGGCCACGTCGACGGTCTCGGCGGACCGGGCCGCGTCCAGCGACACTCCCAGCTCATTGTAGGAGGCGATGCGGGCGTTCATGTCGCGCCGCAGCCGCTCGATCATTTCACGGATGGTCACGAGGTGACCCCTTTCGTGTGAGTGGATGGGTTGCGACCAGGCGACAGGCCGAACATCCCCCAGGCCGCAGCGCGGAGGGTCGAGCGCGAAGCGCGGTCAGCCAGGCTCAGACCTGAGCCATGGCGAGCTGGGACTCACGGCGAGCCCGCAGCGCCGCAGCCGCAGGAGCGGCGGCGGAAGAATCACGGGAGCCGACGCCCCCGAAGGTGGCCGGGTTCGCGCCGAACCCGACGATGGCCACGTCGCCGCGGTGGATCTCGGCGCCGTTGATCCTGAACTCGGAGTAGTCCGGCGACCACTGGCCCGACGTAATGCGGAACGCAAAGCTCATTTCGTCAATGAGGCCAGCCCGCAGCTTCGGCACGATGTAGGCGACGTCGACGTCCTCGGCGTCCAGGTCCGCGCGCACGTCGAGGCCCTCGTCACTCTCGGACAAGGCGAGCGTGCCGGTCGTCGTCCGGGCAATGCGGCGCAACTGGTCATGGCCGAGCACCAGCGGAACGTCCAGATCGGCGCGCGCCAGCGAATCGGCGAACGCGCCAGCCGACACGATCTCGCTGTACGGGCCGAACATGTCCCACATCTCGTAGGCGTGCTCAGTGACGGACGCGACGCCCGCGAACTGGAGCCCCGCGTCGGCATCCTCGGATGCCTTGCGCAGCTCGACGCGCGCAGGGAACGCAGCACGGAACGACTGGGCACCCTCGGCGCTGCGCCGCTGAGCCGGCCGATCCGCTGCCGCCCTCACGGACGCCGCACGGGCCACCGCCGCCTCGCTCATCGTGGTCATGCTTGCCCCTTCTGCGGAGTCGTCTTGTTGGGATTGCCGAACAGCCGGTCGAACTGGGCGTAGTCGGACTCTGCGAGCGCGGGCTCATCCTCGATCATGCGGGCCTGATCCGGCGTCAGGGTCCGCGACTGGATGCGAGCCGCCAGCAGATCGGCGCGCGTCTTGGCGTCCATCGCCAGGAAGGACGACCGGTTCAGCTTCACGAACCGCGGGCGGGCCGTGAGCGTCGACAGGGCATCCTCGCGGCGCTTCAACACCGGCCCCATGTAGGTGGTCAGGAAGTCGAGGTTCTTCTGCGTGATGTTCTGGTACGTGATCGACGAACCGCCATCAGCGGACACGCCCACCATGCTGGGCGCCATGCCGAAGTAGCGACACAAGTCCAGGTCGGTCGCGCGGATGGCCTCCAACAGGCCAGCCTCGGCGGCCTTCGCCTGCAGCGGCGAGAACGTCCAATCGCTGCCCGTGACGAACACCTCGCCGGATCGGACCGTCTGGGCGAACCGCGCCTTCACGGCGTCCGTCTCGGCCGGCTCCAACTTCTTGGCGGTGTTCTTCAGGTGAGAGCCGGGGATCGCCGAGCCGCCGAACCATTCGGCCGAGAACTCGCGTGCCGCCTTCGACGTCGCGACCGCCAGCGCCGCATGCACGATGGG